CCAGTTCCAGCAGCTTAATGCCTCGACGTACCAATACAGTGTCACCGTCATATGCTTTCTGGATATCCATGACAGCGGTGCAATGGATCAAATCGGCTGTGACCCCCGCTTTGATCCTGCTGCAACAAGGTCCGCAGAAAAACATAAACACATGACCGTGCCATTCCATGTATGGCGGGCGTAAGTGTCCGCCACAGTTGCTGCACTTGGTATCGCTCTTGGCATAGGTAAATTCTGATCTGGTTACTACGACTGACATCAGGTGATCCTCCAGACTCGTACACCCTTGGAGACAGTCTTGGTCCTCCATGTGGTGTTGTTCTTCCTGCGGTAATACTTGATCGCCCACCGTACACGCCTCGCGGCGATCTGGCGGTCGGGGCCTTCACACGGTACTAGGAAGCTATCCCCCGGCTCCAGCCGCTCGAATCCGTAATACGCATTGCACGGAGCAGCCGGGTACGTAGTCGGGGGGATGATGTCTTTCTCGATTACAAACATGGGTTTACGCCTCGTCGATGAAATTGGCATGTGGAGTGCCTGCCAAATTGATCTCCAACAAGTACTCAGATGCGCCTGCATAGTCGGTTCCAGAGGCTATGCGGGCGGGGACTGTAATGGCCCCAAGTTCAGCGGCGAGTGACTTCATCATGATATGGATGGAGTAGCCGTGTTCTTGGAGCCATTGCGTCAGGAACGTCTTACTAATCCTAACGACCTTGTCCTGCACACCAATGTGGACTTGGATCGCGTCCAGCCGCTCGGGGTGCATGGTCTTGATTTCGATGGTACCGGCAGCGGGCTTGCCGCGCCCGACGTGGACGCGGTTGGTACGCAGGGTGTGACGGGCACGGCGATCATTGAGAAACTGCGCCAGCACGTTGACCACATTGAAAGCATCCGACATATCGACGTGGGACGCCTTGCGGTCGCCCCGCATATTGTCGAGTACAGCCGCCAGAAACTTCTTCATCCGCACCAGATCGATGTTGGTGAACTTGAGTATATTCGCGTATTCGGCACCCTTCAGGAGCGTCACGATCATGACACGCCAGAAGCGTTCCTCGTTGGTCATGCCGAACTCTTTGCTGAGTTCTTCATTGAGCGCGAACACCTCAGTCTCGATGGTTGCGAAGTTGCGCCCAAGAAACTGGGCATACTCCATGCCCACGATGCCGTGGTTCTGGTCGAGGACACCATGGATTTTGTCGGCCAAGGCGCTGCTGATCTGGCCTTTGCCCGTCTTGTTGTGGGGCACTGCGTATTCGAATACCCGGTAGATGCCTGCGGCGGTATTCTTGGAGTTCTGGGCGACGTGATCCATGATGCTATCATTGGATGCACTGATCATCATGGTACGCCATGACCCGGCTTCCTTCATGTTGGCGTTCTGGGTCATGCGGTCCTTTTCACGGCCCTTGACCAGATCGAACACCATCTTGACGAAGCGCTTGCTCTCGTCTTCGCCCTTAAGCTCGTCCCAGTAGATAGGTAAGCTGTTGATCTGGCCCATCTTGCCGAACACGCTGTTGGACGTGTCCGTCGTGCCAGCCATCGCGGTGTGCGGATTGCCCCACACGGCCTGCGCGATCCGCATCGCCGTGGTCTTGCCGACGCCCGACTCGGTCGAGTAGGTACTCAAGAGAATACCCGGCAGGTTGACGAACCGCAGGAGCGGTGCAGCAAACGCCGAAGCCAGAATAGCGTCCAGCGCGGGACGATCCTGATCGGTGATCATCTTGGCTGCTTTGATCCAGTGGTCTTTCTCGCCCATCGGCCTGAAGCGCTTGACCAGCACCGGGTCTGGGTTGGCCGCGCCACGGTCCAGATTGTTGGGCATCCACAGGCTTCCGCCGAAAACGAAGCCTTCAAGGTTGCCTGTATGGTCCTCTGACCATCCGAACGGGGATGAGCTAACCACGGCTTGCTTGCTTCTTTGAAGTTTTTCGATCCATGACACAACAAACTCCCTTATGTTTTTGGCCTCGCCATCGCGTATCGGCATGCCTTGGTTCCAGAGCAGCCGGATCATGCCCTCTTTGGTGGATGCTTCCTTGAGGGGCAGCGCGATCCTTGTTGCGCGACCCAACTCGGTGTTGGTCGTGAAGTTAAGCGTTTGCTGCGGGCTTACTTGCAGCGTCGGATTATACATCGGGTAGCTGCTTAACGGCCAATCTGATGTAGAGCCGTCGTTATCGATCATGATCCGGCAGACTATGTTATTTTGTAGCCGCTTGAAGCCAGCTGGGAGATCGTCGTTGCTGACAGATGTTCCGTTAACTCCTTGACTACCGTTGGGCGGCGGCGTCTGAGCCGATACCTTTGCCATAAGCTTAGTTGAGGCAGCGTGGAGAGGAGATCGATTTGTCGCAAAGTGAACGCAAGCTTGGCACCCTTGGTGTCCGGATGCAGAGATCGTGCGGCAAGCAGGCCAGCCAAGACCCTTGCTCTGGCGCTCACGTTCCTTGCGGTCGTAGAGTTCATCCGTTGCGGCTTGATCGTAGGTGCTGTGAGTGCGTGCCATGCGGTGAGCATCGACACGCCCCCCTTCGGTGAAGGTAGAAATAAGGGTGGTGAGGTTCCACAATGGGTTGGCAAAGTCCTTACCTCCAGTGGTAATCGCCTGATTGATGAAGCTACACTCGGTGGCGACAATATCCAGATCAACTAGAGGAAAGCCCTCAATTCCCATTTCGAGATCGCTGGCTTCCTCGATGGGCGGCTTGCGAGGGAAGCCGTCGAACGGCGACGGTGCCTTGACCGGAATGGCTACTTTGAAGGGGGCAAGCGCTGTCTCAAGGCGCTCCACTGAGTAATCACTACCAGTCCTGCCGCCGACAAGACCAACAGGGCGAGATACATCCAGCTTCCAGTTGAGAGTGTCAGGAACGCGAAGAATACGAGCGCCATCAATAGTGCAGCCCGTGTCACACTTGAGGCCGTGGGCTTTGGTTGCTTCCGCGAGCGCATTCGCCAGTGGCTGCCATTCTGTTGGCGTGAGTGCGCGTGCGAACGTCCAGTAAACATGAAGCCCTCCTCCTGATGTTACGATAACGCTGGGCTTGGGCAAGCCCGCTTTGGCGATGAAGTCGTTGAGCGCCGCCGCTGCGTCATTGACGTTTGCATAGCTGTTGAGCGCTTCTCCTTTGGCGTCGAGGTCGATGAAGAGGCTTTTGAATTCATTTGCATTGTCTTGAGAGCGGATGGGCAAAATATAAGGGATGCCCTTTTTGGATACTTTTTCGAGGGCTTCTTTCTGGGAGGACATGCAGACGTAGATGTCCTGCACGTCGCTCAAAGTCATGGCCCATTTGACTGTGGCCACGGCTTCATTGACTGAACGCACCGCGCGTCCCGACCAGATCGGTTTGCCGGTGCGTTCGCTGATCGTCTTGAGCTTCCAGTGGATGTTTATGTAGGCGGGAGGGTCACCCTCCTGCGGCCAAGGCAAAACCTTGGCAAAGTAAGCTTGCGCGTGTTCAAACATGCGACCTGATCCGTGGGGGGTGGGGGTGGGGGGAGACGCTGCTCCCCCCTGTAGTTTTTAGTTTGCATCAGAGAGAAGGTTGTCCAGTTGAGCTTCCAAGCTCTTTTCGAAGGTTTCTTCTTTCGTTACAACTTCTGTTGCAACCGGTTTAGTAACGGCAGCTTCTGCTTTAACAACCGGATCAACTGCCTGTTGTTTTGCAGGAGGTGTTTTTGTTTCAGTCTTAGTAGTTGCAGCTTCTGCTTTAGGGGCAGCGATTGCAGCCTGTGGGGTGACAGCGGGCGTCGTTGGTAACTGTTTCGCGGGTACATTACGAGGTTCCTGTTCCAGTTCAGAACCTTCGGAAAGAATTTCCTTGACGGCGTGCCCAGCACGCAAATCCATTACCGCGTCGGCTTGTTCGTCGTTCAGAGGCGGCAACGGTGTCAGCACCAGCTTAGGGTATGCTTGATTTGGGTCAAAGGAAATCTTGGTCCCTACAGTGAAATAGGGAAACCCCATCGAGCGCATTTGCTGGCTGTAGTTCTTGAACTCTGTAAGCGAGTCAGCAGGAACACGCAGCAACATCGGCCCGCCGAATGTCTCGTTGCGAATGTCACCTAGCGGACTTACTGCGATACGCTTGGAGTCGCGGCAAGCCTTGCCGGGTTTACCTGCTGCGGTAATGCGTGAACCCCACTGGTTCTGCGGGCACGATGCGCAGTTGACGTTCTGCTTCTTGGTTGAACTGGGGTGCGGCACGATGCCGTTGTGCGAGAAGCACTCGGGCGGCTTGGCTGCGCCGTCTTCGTACTGTTCGTAGTACACCTTGGAGAGATGCTGCGAAGCAGCAAGAAGCACCAGTTCAACGCTGTTGCGTGGACCGTCGTTGTCGGGACGCATGAGGACATGCGGCTCGGCACCAGCGCGGGTGATGGTCCACACCTTGCCCTTGATGCGCAGGATGGGATAACCGGCGGTTACGCCACCGGCCATCGCGTTGTCGTCAAGCGCGTCTCCGAACTTTGATGACAGTTGACCGTAATTGGGAGGTGGAAGAGAAACCATAGATTAGCTCCTTATGATTTGCGGCGAACGCCGACGACAAACGTGGAAGTGAAGTTCACGCCGGGGGGCGGCGCGTCGTTCTCCTTGATGAACTCTACGACTGCGGTGACGTTGGCTTTGCGATCAATCAGATCGAACGCCCCATGCTCCAAGACATAGTCCATGAACGCCTTGGGATCGCCTAACGAGGCATACTTCTTCTCGGTACGATAGACCGTTCCGCTGTCGGTAGCGATGCTATTTCCACCGACTTGGTTCAACTGATCGAGCAGCTGGACGTTAAGTACTTCCAGTGCGGCCTTGAGCGGTTCGAGCGCCTTTTTCTGCTCGGCCTCAATCGTCTTGATGATGTCGCGAGTCGTAACGTATTCCGCGACCATAGCGTCGATATTTGCCATTGGTATCTCCGTGGGGTGGGTGGTTATTCTGCGGTTAGCAGAGTTTCTTCTTCAAAAAGCTTGAGCAGTTCGCTCTGTACTTTCTGCTTTGACTTGAGCATCGAATAGATGCGCTTCTCAACTGGGGTGGACTGCAAGTGAAGCACTAGCTGTTTGTGCGCTTGACCCACTCGGCGGATGCGATGGTTTGCTTGGTCATAAATTTCCAGAGACAAGACCGGTGCGAACCAGATCACCGTATCCGCTGCCGTAAGCGTGATACCGTGCGCGAGACACTGAGGGTGAGCCAGAATAACGCGATATTTATCCGTGTTCTGGAACGCGCTAAATACCTCGGCACGCGCCAGAGCGGGCGTGTCGCCATCCACCACGGCATGATCATAACCTCCTTTCGTGAGTGCGGAACTGATGCCATCAAGCGCATGCTTGAATGGTGCGAACACCAAGACCTTGCGGTCGGTACTCTCGATAGCGTCCAGCAGCGCTGTGACGCGGTCGTTGTTATCCAGCGAGACGATGTTGTGGTCCTTGTCGTAGACCCATCCCGTTGAGACTTGCAGCAGCTTCATCATCACAGCGCCTGCGTTGGCGGCTGTGATCTCGTGGTTCTGGACAGCTACGTAGCACTGCTCGACCAGCGCCTTGTATATCTTGGCTTGGGTGGTTCCCAACTCGATGTCCACGTAGCGTTCTACCATGTCAGGTAACTCGACCACGTCGTCCAGCGTAAAGCGTACTGCGGGCTGCATTGCCGCAAACGCTTTATCCACAGCATCTGGCTTGGGCACCCACTTGAACGCGCCGACTTTCGCCATCAGGTCTTCGCGGAACCTGCTGAAGTATTTGGGCACGGTGTTGGGCGTGATCACCCGCGCCTGTGCCCAAGCATCTGTCGGCGACGTAGGGATGGGCGAACCAGTCATGCCCCAGACCCAGTCCATGCGATCAGCCAAGCGCTTCATGGTCTTGTTACGCACCGACTGGCCGTTGCGGAACACAGCTAGCTCATCGATGACCAGTACGTTGATATCAATGCGCTTCATTAGCTCATCGAAGATAACCCGATGCCCGTCATGGTTGATGATGAATACATCCACGTCAGGATCGGCGAGCTTTTCGAGGCGCTTGGCTTTGCTGCCGTGCAACACAGCGTACTTGATATGCGGCACGGTGGCGAACAACTCGCGTGCCCATGTGAATGTGAGTGTAGAGAGTGGCGCTGATACCAGCATCTTGCCACAGACGCCGTTACTTCTGAGGTAATCGTACGCCCACAAGCAAGCCTTAGTCTTCCCCGTCCCCATCCCGTTCAGGACGTATGCGCGTTGCTCTAGCGTTAGCATCGCGCTTGTTGACTTCTGGCTCTTGAACGGGCTTCCCCCGCACCAATCGTAGTGCGTCAGGATCGGGCTTGGCACGTCGTACCCCAGCTTTCTTAGCAGGTACGTTTCCGTCGGGCGATGCGGGAGCAGGAGATGGTTCTGGTCCCCAAATAGCATTTGCTTCGCAGACGGGAAAATATTCCGGATGTTCTCTGCGAATGGAACTCCCACCATCTTGTGCTTGGGACTGACTTGTACTGGTAGCATTTTGTTTTACCTGTTCCAGATAAACCCTGAGAAGGTGGCACTTATCGACGCTGTCGATGACGAACGCCTCGCCGCCAGCGCCTGTTATCTCGCGTATGGTTGACTTCTGTCGGGCCGTGGGCACTTCTCCCGGCGCTTTGGTTTCTATCGCTATGAAAATTCCATAGTGACAAATGAGATAGTCCAGACTGGACTTTCCGTATCCGTAAGGCACCGGCATGAACCAGTAGCTTTCGGGGTAGGCTCTTAGCACTCTGTTAACGGCTTCCTTGACGGACCACTCTGAGACTTTGCCTTTAGCCATAACGCCCTCCTTTCAACCGCATGAGGGATTGCGTAAGCTTTTCTTTGTCGGCCAGCTTGATGTAGTCTACGTCCATCTTTGCAGCGCGTTCGTACGTATGCAGAATTTGGAACATCTCGTATTGGACTGCTGTCAGCACGTCGATCAGCACCGGCAACGGCGTCTCGTGAGTAAGCTTAGTCTCCGTTATGGGGACAGCTGGTGACGGGACACCATCGCTTACAGAGGTATCCGGGTTTAACGGGGAAGACGTTAGTGTCGTGGGCATGCTTTAGCGCCTCTATTCGCGGCCAGATGCTCTTCCACATCGCGGCCATCTCGTTGCGGTGGAAGTCGCCGCGCGTGCGGGCATCCTCTTTGAGCCAGATGAACTCGCTGCGAACTTTTATAACGCTCGGGAAGTGCGCGAAGATACACGCCGCCATGAGTGCGAGTTGCTGGGAGTCATCCAGTATCTTGCCGGTCTTCCAGTCCACGACTAACGCCACGCTGTCGGCAATCTTCACTACGTCGCCGATACCGCGATACCATGGCTCTTCCTGACCGGAGCGCTTGGCATCGCTGGCGAACCATTTGGTAGGGCCGAAGTCCTTGTCGATGGCCAGTTGCTGCTCAACCAGAATTTTACCCGGAGGGGCACCGACTTGCGCTGCCCATTTCTCGTAGTGGCCCATCCCTTTGGGGAGTGGCGTGCCTTTGCTGATCCTGTCGGCTAGCGCCTTGTGGACGGCATTGCCCCACTGAAGCGCTTCGCCTTCATCTTCCTTGAAGTCCTTGAGGACATCCACATGATGGTAGCGGCTCGGACAGACTTCGAAGTTCTTGAGGCGCGAATAGCTCCAAGCAAATGGCTTGGGCTTGGGGACAACTGGCCCACCATCGAATGATGTGGTGATGATGCTCATTTAGCTTCATCCGACTTGATGGCCAACTCAACTTCCGTCCACTCAGTAATGGTGTATGGACGGTGGCTGACGCGCCCACCTCCCGGCGTGTTGCGTTCGACTCTCTCGCCTTCAGTCCACTTTGAAGGGAAGCTGGCGATAAAACGCGCAACGCCGTTGTTGTCAACGATCCGGCTGACCCTGCATTCGGTCAGGTCATTCGTTATGTATCCCGTGGTATGATATATTTGCTTCATGGGGTGGGTCTTCCCTGTTGAGTGCGCGAACAATAGCTTCAGCGACCGCTACATCATAAACGGTTGCAAGCTTGTTATGGTGGCCTCGTATTCTATCGAATATCGAATATCGAATATCGTTGGTCGAATGTTTTTTGGACTTTGTATATAACTCGTAATCGTACCTTTGCATGGTCCACCTTTCAATGTTTATTTGGCTTCACCGTAAGATTGTCCGACACCAACTTCGGCATTGAGCGGAAGCCCCGGTGCCCAATCAGGACGCCGACGCATTTCCTCCAGCAACAGCTTCTTGATGTCGTTAACTTCGTTATCGGGCACGGAGTACACCAGTTCGTCGTGTACTTGCATGCCCAGCCCAAGGCGCTTCTGGATACGCAGCGCGGCGTCCATCGTGATGACCCGCGCCAGTGCCTGAACGATGTTCTCCAGAAGCTTTCCGCCGTAGAGCTTCTTGGGTTCGGCACCGTAAAGGAACAACCACTCCGATCCGTTCTGGCCGTGCGAGACATGAAGCCTTGGGTAGTGCAGCTTCAGTCCGTTCGGCAGGGTGACTGCCCAGCGTTCGAACTCGCACGGCCCAAGTTTGTACTTGTTCCTATTGCCGTGCAGCACCGGGATAGCGATGTTGTGCAGGAAGCTCCACGTATCCACGATCTGCGTGAACTCCCTACGATACTTGGCGACTACGTCGGCGGCTTGGTCCAACGTCATGTCGATCTTCTTGCCCAGCTGTAGCTGGCTCTGTACTTCGATGGTGTTGTGGAATTTGTTAGCGCCTACTTGGTAACCCAATCCCAAGATTGCAGTCTTGCCAGCGAAGCGTTCGACTGGATGATCTTTCTTATTGACGGGATACCCGAATACTACAGAGGCAAAGCTGGAGTATACGTCCTCTCCATTTTCGAATGCCTTAACCAAGTTCTCCTGCTTGCATATCCACGCGACTATTCTGGCTTCGATCTGGGAAGCGTCCACTGTTACAATGGTGTGACCGGGCTTGGCGATGAGTGCGCGACGCAGATTACCCGCACGCGGCAGGTTCTGCATGTTGAGCTTCCAGTCCCCGCTAAGGCGTCCAGTATGCGCCCCCGCGTACCTTAGCGGGATAGGCATCAGCTTCTGCTCGTTACCAAACCAAGTAAGATTTGATATTGCCAAAAGCCTCTCAGTGCGCTTTTCTTCCAGAGTACTCTTATGGCCAAGG